CCCCAGCCCCAGCCACCCACCCGTGCTGAGCTGCAGGCAGGACTGAAGGCCATGATGGCCGCCATGGTCAGCGAGATGGCGGCCGCAAAGCCGACTCTCCGCCGCCACCGGGAAACCACGCCCATCGACCCATGGGAAGGCGTCAGGTCGTTCTCAGTGGCTGAGAGCGAGGCTCTCGCTGAGCTGGGTTGGAGCGCCTGGCCTACCGTCAGAGAGCGTACAGTTAGCGCGGTGTTCCCGCCGCAGTTTTCTAAGTCTGGCCCTCAGACGCCGGATGTAGATAAAGTGCGTCGCGGGTTAGTTACGGCTGAGGGTATGGCCAATTGGCAGGCGCGTGCCATCGTATGTGCCAAGTTGGCACAATACGGCAAACTCCATGTCGGACATCTTGCCCTGATTCTCACCTCAACCGGAGCAAACGGAACTTGGGTATCTGATGTCGGGAAGTTTGTAACTTCCATGCAACAAACGCTTAAGACTAAGGTAACTAGAACGGAAGATGGTTACATCATGGCCACTCCTAATGGGAGACAGGCTATGCATGACCAACTAGTTAAGATGGCAGACTACATCATCACCGGCAAATAGTTTCACCGCCCCGGTAGTTACAGCTACCGGGGCACAGTTAGCTATGCTCACCCCGTTAAGTTAGGCGGGGTGAGTTATAGTTAGCGCGGTGGTGCGGCAGCCCCCCACCCCAAATATTTTTTGAGCATTCCACTCAAATATTTTTTCATTTTACCGCAATATTTACACTCTAATCATTTTATTTTTTTCTTGCATTTTGCAGAACAGTTTGAGCTTTCGCGCCATTCTAGGCTACACTTCGCATGTTCGCGTCACTCAATCCATGAAGCCCGAAAAAATCGACCCTCTGCTGCGAGTCGCATTGATTCGCAGAACAGAAGAGCCGCAGAGGTGCATTTACGCGGCGATGCACCAAGACTACTGCGAGGATTTTGTTGCAGATCAAGAGCTACCTGAAGAGTCTGCAGCCGGGCGGATTGCTGTAAAAAGACTGTTGCATGGAGATAGAGGGCATTTTGGCTGTTTGGAGCACCCTCAAATTACCTTGAATGTGGGGTGGTTTCCTCACTCGGTAATGCAGCAGGCAAGGACTCACCGTGTCGGGGTTTCTTTTGATGTTCAGTCCGGGCGTTATACTTCTCAAAGAATTCTTGACGTGGTAGCCGGGGTTCGTTCTGTTGAAGAAGTATTTTACCTTCGCCCCCCTCAGAGATATAGAGATCGTGCCGGGGCGGATTACGAATACACCGAAGACGAGAGAATTGTAGATCTTGGGAAATGTTATGACTCTGCCTGTCACTACGCCCATCAGATTCAGCAGGGCAAATCTGAAGAACACGCGAGGGAATTGATCCCCTACGCAATTAGACAGCATTTTGTGGTTAGCTTCACCATGAGAGCGATGATGCACTTCCTCGACCTCAGATCCAAGCTCGACGCCCAGCTTGAAATTCAATGGCTGTGTGACCTGATGTGGCCTCACTTCGCTGATTGGGCGCCTGAGGTTGCAAACTGGTACAGTGAAAAACGCCTGCACAAGGCGAAGCTTGCCCCATAGATAGATATGCCTGCAAAAGCCCGAACTCTAAAATATGCAGATAGAGCATCTCTGCAATCGCTCGGGCTTTTTCATGATACCTCGGCCCTCAAGGCCATCAAAAGAAGAAACAGTAATTCTTTTGACGTTGAAACGTGCGAAGAAAGAATGATTCATGACTTGCTGCCTGTGCAGCGAGAATTTGTATGTGACTTTGAGCATCGCTACTGCCTGTATGTTGGGGGTCTTGGGGCGGGCAAATCTTACGCTTCTGTTGTCAAGGCAATACTTTTGGCTTTTCGCTCTCAGGGCGAGCAGCACATTTATCTTGAGCCCACCTTCCCAATGATCAATCAGGTGGCCCTGCCAGCCTGGTTCAAGGTGATGGATCGTTATGGAATACCTTATACTTTTCGTCGCGCCCCTACTCCAGAGATTACGCTGAAGTTGCCTAAGGGCGATACTTTGATTCTTTTGCTGCCCTTGCTGAACTATGAGCGTTTGGTGGGCATCAACGCTGCTTCTCTGGTGATTGACGAGGCGGACACCGTGAAGCAGGACATTGCTGAGGCCGCCCTGGTCAGGCTGCAGGGCCGGGTTCGTGTTGGGGGCTGCCCTCAGATCTGCTTCGCCTCCACTCCTGAGGGGCGGAAATTTATATGGAATTTCTTTGAGAAAAATGCGGGCGAAGACAAAAAGCTGTATAGAGCTGACACGCGAGATAACCCATATCTCGACGAAAATTACGTGAAAGACCTACTTGAAAAATATCCTGCCCACTTGGTTGCCGCCTACGTTAGAGGGGAATTTGTCAATCTTGAAACCGCAACTGTCTTCAGTGAATATGACAGAGATAAGCATTATAGCAACGTCTTTCATCCCGAGGCGGGCGAGGCCGTTCTCATTGGGTGCGACTTCAACGTTGGCAAGGTCTCCAGTGTTTATGCCGTCATGCGCCCCTTGCCTTCCGGGGGCCAAGGTTTACACATTTTCGATGAGCATATTTGTAGGGATACTTTCTCTCTTGGGGCGCATATCAAGAAAAAGTACGCGGCTCATGTTGCAAGAAACATGGTGATGATCTACCCAGACAGCTCTGGCTCTCATGCGAGCACCTCTTCCACGATGAGCGATCACGACATTCTCAGAGAGACGGGCGCGAAAGTTATTGCGGAACGCCGAAACCCCCCAATTGCAGAAACTGTTGTCCACGCAAACAACTGCTTCAATAAGGGGCAGATTGCTGTAAATGTCTCGTCCTGTCACGACACTGTAGAAATGCTGGAAAACTGGGGGTATGACAATACACTCAAGCCTGCAAAGGGCGGGCGATTGGATTATTCACACTTTGGGGACGCTGTAAGGTATCTCGTCTGGCAAACAATGCCAAGGCCCTCGATGGGTCTCGGGCGCGGTCAGCGGTGGCGTTGATATTTTTCTTTCGCCCCCTCTATTTTTATTTACCCGCCCCCTTCAATTTTTTTTCGCCCCGGCCAAAATGATGGGTTAGAATAGCCATAGTGATGCAAAAAGGCAGTGGTCAAGGTCGCTAACTCCCTGGTCCCAAACGCTGATGACCCGTTGGGGCTTGATCCGTTTGAGAGGCGGCACCCAGAGCTTGAGGTCAACGTTGAGGGGGTTACGGGCGTTGCGGAATACTCGATGGAGCAGGCCCAGCAACTTGAACGAATTTCACCGATCAAGTTTTGCACGCTGCCTGAATTTTATCTGTACGAGGCGACTAGCGAATATATTCCCCAGGACTACCTTGAGGAGGCTGCAACTTATCAGGTTCGCAAGACCAGGGCACAAAGCAGCTTTGAGCCGTTCTATTCACATTTGCGAAATCTTGTAGTTGGTACTGCCCTGCGTAAGGGGATTGCTCTCCCCGAGGACATTGATGGGTCTTGGGGCACATTTTTTGATGATTGCGACCTTGAAGGGCATTCTCTGACTTCTTACTGCAAAGAAGTTTTCACTTCCGCCCTTGACAATGGGGTTGCGGGGATTTGGGTTGAATATCCCAAAGTTCCTGAGGGTATTTCTGCAGAGGAAGAGCGTGAACTTAACCCACGCCCCTACTTTGTTCTGATGAAAACAGACCAAGTTTTGGACTGCAGATACGATATTTACAATGTAAATATTGCCGGGCAGTCGCTTTTTGGGGCTTTTCCGACCTACTTGAGGGTAAAAACGGAAATTAGGAGGGCTGCTCCAAACAACGAATTCTTTGAAGAGGTGATTCCTGCTGTTTTTGTTTACGATATTCAACCCTCCGCCCCCAATTCTTCTTTTTCCGAGCTTCAGGACTCTACGACTGCGTTCAGTTCGACTCAAAGAGTTCGCTGCAGGACTTATGCAAAGCTGAATACGCCAAATAATACAGATAAATATATTCTTGACTCGGAAAATTTCCTTTCAATTCCGTTTATTCCGTTTGTTCCGGTGTTTGGGGGCATTAAGGAGTCATTTTTCCGTGCCCGCCCCCTCCTTCTTGATATTGCCCGCCTCAATCTTCATCATTGGGCGGTTTCTGCGGATCTTGCAGAGTCAATTCACCTCACCGCTTCGCCCATTTTGACTATGACTGGCGTTCGGGCGGACGATGAGGTTAAATCGGGGTCTGGCAGGTGTCTCACTTCAGAGAATCCTGATGCAAGATTTGGGATGATCAACTCTACAATGGACGGGGCGGATGTAACTTTGAGGAATCTGGAGCGAATTGAGAAGTCTATGGAGCGTCTTGCTGCGGTTGCAATGACAACTGGGAAGACGCAGGCCGAATCTGGCTTCGCAAAACTGCTTGATCGCTCTCAAAGTGACTCTCAACTTGCTGTTTTGGTGCAATCTCTTGAGGATGCCTTGAATCGCGCCCTCCTTTATGCTGCCGCTTATCGCAATTTTCCTGTTGTTAGAGCGGAAATTAGCAAAAACTTTATTCCTGTTAAGCTGCACAGCCAGCAAGTCATGGCTTATAGCAGCCTGTTCAAAGATGGAATTATTCCGATTGAACTGTTTATGCGTATGCTTGAGGCCGGGGAGCTTTTTGAAGGTATTTCGGGCTTCAACATTAGGGAGATTTTGACTGCGATGGGCCTGGAGGGGGGCGAAACAGCAAAAGAACTTGGGCTTGGCGTCTACGCAAAGCTTGAGGATGGGCGATCTACCAGGCAGCAGGTCGAGGTTGATAACACCACCGCTTTGAGTGAGGGCGCTGACAGAGAAAATCAGGAAGGGGGGTTTGAACCCGACGAGGCATAAGCTATAGTTGGCTGACAACTTCACTTCTCCCAATGGACTTTGAAAACCTGGAGCAGGCCACAAACGCCTTCAAGGATCTTGAAGCTCGCCTTAACGCAATGGAAAGCGAGAATGCCAAGCTCAAGGCGACGAAGCAGGGGCTCCAGTCGGATCTGAAGAAGCGCAAGGCCGTCGATTCCTTCCTGAAGGTGGCGGGGATCGAGCTTTCCGCCGAGATGACCGAAGACGAGATCGCTGATCAGATCGCTTCCCTGAGGGGCGCTGAGGGCCAGGGCGGGGAAGAGGGCGGACAGTCCGACTCCGGGCAGCCGCAGGCCGGTCAGCAGCCCCAGCAGCAGGTCTTCACGGCCCCTTCCGATGCCGTGGACACCGCTATCAAGACTGAGCTGGCTTCGCTGAAGCGCATGACCCAGGAGCAGAAGAAGCTTCTGGAGCAAGTTACAAAAGAGCGCGATCAGGAGCGTGACAAGCGGCGTGCTGCTCGCCTTGAGCAGAAGATTATGGAGGAGCTTTCAAAGGTTGATTGCCGTCGTCCCACTCATCTCTACAAGCTGGAGCGGGAAAATTTCCGTCTGCTTGATGACGAAGAGACGGTTGTTTACGGGTCGGAGGACGAGCCGGTTTCCCTGCGCGATGCGGTGAGCCGTCTTCGTGAAGACGAGGAGTATTCGGTTTACTTCAATGGATCGGGGGCGACAGGATCTGGCATGGCTCCGTCACGGACGATTGCCTACACCTCTGGCAATAATCCGTTTGCTACTGGCTCGGTGAACGCGACTCAGGTTTCTGAGTTGATGTCCAAGAACCCGGACAAGGCACGTCGCTTGATGAATGAAGCTCGTGCGGCTGGCAAGCTTGATCCTGTGATGGCTCGGGCTTTCTCTAGCTAATTTTCACGCCCCCTCTTTTATTTTTTGCCCTGCCCCTCCTGGGGGTGGGGCTTTATAGTATGTATGGCTGCCATCCAGCAATGCCTCTAAAGAAGGGCGGGTCAAAAAAAACTATTTCCTCCAACATCGAAAAGCTGAGGAAGGAGGGCTACCCGCAAAAACAGGCTATTGCCATTGCTTATAGCCAAGCTGGCAAGTCTAGCAAAAAGAAACCCAAGAGGAAGTGACATGGCACGCAAGGGCCTGTATTACAACATCAATGCCAAGCGCAAGCGAATTGCTGCTGGGGCGAAAGAAAGGAAAGCTCGCCCTGGCGAAAAGGATTACCCGGAAAAGGGCGCTTTCAAGCGATCCGCCAAAACCGCAAAAAAGAGGAAGTGATCATGGCTGTGCCTGAAAGGGTCAAGAACAAGATGAAGGAGTTGGGCCTTTCTGGGGTAAACAAGCCCAAGCGTACTCCGAATCATCCGACCAAATCCCATGTGGTCATGGCCAAGGAGGGGGATACCTACAAAGTTATTCGCTTTGGGCAGCAAGGTGTTTCTGGATCACCCAAGAAAGAGGGTGAGACCGCTGCTTACCGGGCAAGGCGAGAGGCGTTTAAGGCTCGCCATGCCAAGAATATCGCCAGAGGGCGTCTTTCGGCGGCTTGGTGGGCTTCGACTACTAAGTGGTAAACTGGTAACCAGTTCACCGCCTCCTCCTCTTCTCATGGCCGCTCATCATGGCTACGTCGAAGTGCAGTGTCCATCTTGTAAAAATATTAGAACAACAAGAAAAGACTTGCTGGCAAAAGCAAAAAAAGATGGTACTACTTTGATGTGTAAAAGCTGTGCGATGAAATCGAGACCGGTTACATGGAAGAAGAAGCAGGGTGAGCTTTGTACCGAACAAGGAGCTTACACCTCTTATAGATTGGCGAAGGGCAGGGTTGCCAGAAATCACAATGGCGCCTATGGGCATGTTGAATTTAGATTTGAGTCGTATGAGCAATTTCTTGAAGAGCTTGGGCCAAGGCCGGAAGGCATGACGCTTGATCGAATAGATGTAAATGGTCACTATGAGCCCGGTAATGTTAGATGGGCAACTGCTGGTGAGCAGTCACGAAATCGTCGCACTACTATCATGGTCAGCTACAATGGTGAGAATATGTGCCTAGGTGACGCAGCCAAGCTGGCTGGCGTAGATCGAAGCACCGTGAAAAGGAGAATGGATGCAGGCTGCCCAAAAGAGTTGTGGTTTGCCAAGGGCAGAGTCAATATTTCCGCGTTTAAGGATTGTGTTGATTCGGTCAACCCTCATTGAGCTTAATCCAGTCTTTCAATTCTTTTACATACTCCCTTAGCTGCCTGGCCTTTTCAATGTGCCAGAAATTTTTTGTTTCAAAATAAATTTGATTGTGATTGTCAATCGCTTTCAGTATTTCTCTGATTGCGTCGTTCCAGGGCTCTCGTACAGGGGTGTTGAATTCTCTTCTGGCCACTGTCCGGGGGGCTTTGGGATTCATCGCTATCATGATGCAGAGCGCTCAACTCAACCACATGCCTTACAAAACTGATCGCAACGTGATTGGTCGCCAAATCACTTCCGCCGTTGAGGAAGTGGTTACGGCTCTTCGCATCGCCTATGACGCTGGGATGGCCAGCGGCAGCGTGTACGTGATTCCCGCTGCTTTTACTCGCACCGATCTGGTCAGTCTTTTTGCTGGTCTTCCGACTGTGACCGGCACTCAGACCCTGGACATTTCCGGGACCACTGGAAATGCAACTGTCACCACTGGTGAAAAAGCTGTTGCCACTGGCAAGGGCTGGACTCTGGATGTCACCCCCTGAGTTTTTCTTTTCACGCCCCTTTGGCCCGGCATAAGCCGGGCTTTTTTGTTGGGTTTGCTGCTATGCTGTATCTGTTACGGCGTTTGAGGCAGTGCCCAAATGCCAGCGGTTGTACCGCACAGATCCAAGTGTTGAGAGAGCGATTGGCATGGGCCAGCCTCGTCTCTGTCGGCAGTGCCGAGCTTGCGAATCGAACAAGCAAATCACTACCTCAACGAGGCAAAAACAATGCTGCTCGCAGGCGTTCCCTTTATTCCCCAGCTCTTCCTTGAGTATCAACAGGAAGAGATCCAAGACAAAAATGCCCTGGCCACTTCTGGCCTGATGGTGACGAACGATGCCATCCAGGCTGAATTCGCCAAGGGCGGCAAAACCATCGACCTGCCCTTCTTCGGTGATCTGACCGGCGATTCCGAGATTCTCTCGGATGTGACCGGTCTCACCGCTGCCAACCTTGCTGGCGATGTGCAGACCGGCGTTCGCAACATGCGTGGCCGTGCCTGGAGCGCCTCTGACCTGGCTGGCGAACTGGCTGGTTCCGACCCCATGCAGGCCATTGCTCGCCGCACTGGTCAGTATTGGGTGCGCGACATGCAGAAGACCATGATCAACGTGCTCAAGGGCCTTTTCGGCACTGGCGGCCCGCTGACCAGCTCTCACGCTGTCGGGGGCACCGGTACCGCCCTGACCCAGGGCCTGATGGTGGACGGCATCGCCAAGCTGGGTGACGCTGGCCAGGAGCTGACCGGCGTGATCATGCGCTCCCCGGTCTACTACGCCCTGATGAAGCTCGACCTGATCGAGCCCGCCAGCACCACCAGTCAGCTCGACACCCGCCTCTCTGAGCAGCGTCTGGAGCTGGGCACCTACCTGGGCCGCCCGGTGTTCGTGGACGACACCCTGCCGACCGAGGCCGGCACTGGTGACGGCAGCGGCAAGACCGCTCATCACACCTACTTCTTCGGCCCTGGCGCTTTCGCTTATGCGAACGCTCCTGCCAAGACTCCGGTGGAGACCGACCGCGATTCGCTGAAGGGTATCGACTACCTGATCAACCGCACCCACTATCTCGTTCACCCGAACGGCATTTCCTGGGTCGGCAACGCTGCTGGCAATGCTCCGAGCAATGTCGAGCTGGCCACCGGCTCCAACTGGAGCAAGGTGTTCACCGATGACCGGAACATTCGCATCACCCGTCTGCTCTGCTACGTCTGATCGACTATCTTGTTGATTGACTGCTTCTCGGCCCTGTTGGCATCTAGTATGCTGATAGGGCCTTTTTCATGCAAACCCATGTCTATTGCTACTTTCCGTATTGCACAAGAAGAGCGTGAGGCCGAAATGGCCGCGAAACTTGCTGAGGAACAGCAGCCCGAGCCTGCGTGCGAAATGAAAGCACCCGAGCCCGTGCAAAAGGCGCCTCAGTCGCAGGCTGCGCCTTCCGCTACCGTGAAAGCAAAGCCTCAGACGGCTGTAAAGAAAACTGTCTGAGGGGCAACCGAGATAGAAAATGGCCTTCGTATCAACACTGGGCGCGTCTAACGCAAATTCCTTCGTAAGTGTTGCGAGGGCCTCATCTCTTCTGTCTGAGCTTCCGGCCAGTCCTGGGATTACTTCCTGGCTGTCTCTGAGTACTACGCAAAAAGAGCAGACTCTTGTTGCTGCTTCTATGACCATCAACCCCTTGAAGTGGAAGGGGGCTGTTGCGACTCAGGAGCAATCACTTGCATGGCCGAGAATGATCAAAATTGATGGGCGTGTTCTGCCAAACGATGAACTGCCTCTTGATTTTGAAATTGCCGTCTCTTACATGGCGGCATTTCTGACAGCCACTGGGGGTTATACCGGGCTGGCCTCTGACAACGATGGTGGTGTTACGTTGAGGCAAAATGATCAATACGAAGAGGTTGAGCTTGGTAGCGGGGCTCTTCGTGTTAAATACAAAAATGATGATTCGTCTCAGTCTGGCTTTGAGTTCATCCCGCCTTTTGCAATGGATATATTGTCAAGGTATATTATTGATAGCAGTTTTCATCAGCCTTACCTGACAAAAAATAGTGTTGCAATGGTTGACCCGTTTTATGCTGCTGGGGCCTTCAGGGGGCGTCGCATTAGATTTTCCGGGGGCCAGGTTTTTCCGTCTTATGGCGGTTGGGCCAGTAATCCTCTCTGATTGCCATGTCACTCGTAGATCAGGTATTTGGGGGCATTCCGGGGCCGCTGATTGCTCAGTGGGGGATTTCTGCTACTTATTTTAAGGCATCGCCTAATAGACAGTACGACCCCGAAACTGGAACTGTATTTGGCTGTGATCAAGAGATTCCGATCAAGATTGTCGTAACACAGTTGAGGCCAGAGGAAGTTCAGGGCCTTTATCAAATGACTGATGTGAAGATGATCATCGCAGCCTCTTCCCTTGGCTCCTATTATCCTCAGACAACCGACTCGATTGGCTATATGCAAAACGGGGTGAAGAGAACTGCAAAAATTATTGGAATGCTTTCCTATCGAGGGGACAGTCCTATACTGCATGTAGCTGTTGGGAGGCTGGGATAATGGCACCAAAGCGTTCACAGCGTCGCGGATATTCTTCTTCTGGCAAGCGCCTGGCTGATCTTGCGGAGGATACGAAAAGGAAGATTAACAATATAGCCAGAAGAGCTGCTGTCGAGATTATGAATGATCTTGCGGAAGCTGGGCCTAATTACAGCGGGGCCTTTCGGGATAGCTGGATCGCCATTCCAGTTGGCAAGGGCGCTACTGGTTCGGTTGGCGGGGGCTACCCATACAGCATGTCTCAAGTTCCTCAGCTTTCCACAACTATTTCAAGAGAGCTTGGAAGAAAAATTAAATTTACCATTGAAAATACTGCGCCTTACGCACCTCAGGCACTTGACTTAGAAGGGGATGTGTTTTTTGCTCAAGAATTTGAGCCGCAAGGTCGAGTTGTTGACAAGGGCTTGAGAAGCAATCCCGGCATTCGCGGCTCTATTCTTTCTGGCGGGAGGCGAAAAGATGGGTCGCCAGGTAAAGCTGTGATCACCGCAAAGCTTGACTGGTATATTGACTATTTGAATGGGGGCGGTCTTCAAAAATCCCTTGAGGGCGGCGTTGAACTTGGAATTAGGATCGACTAAAAATGGCTGATCAATCAGTAAACCAGCTAACGGACTATCAGCGCATTAGAGCTGCAATTGAAGCGCCATTGCTAACCGCTTTCAACTCTCAAGTTCCGCCAGTTCCGGTGTATTTTGATAACATCACTGCTGTTCCGCCTGACGCGCCAAATGAGTACGTGCGTGTCAATTTGACATTCGGCATGATGGGCGTTTGCGGTCTTTCTTCTAGTCTAAAAAATGCCAGGGGCGCCCTGATCATTCGCTGCTTTGCTCCTATTGGGGGCGGACCTGCAAGATGCCAGGAGCTTATTGCGATTGCCGCTGGAATTATTCAACAGCTTGGGGCGAGTCGAAAAACAAATTCTCATGTGTTTGTGAGAACCAGTGAAATCGTTGGGCCTGACTTTTTCCAGGAAAGAACCGAGTCAATTGAGGCGTCTCTTGCGAATTATGTTCCGCATTTTATGGGCAAAATCTCGACTGGCTGGCAGGCAACAGTTCCCTGTTCCGACTGATCTCATCTGGCTACCGTGTTCGTAGTCGGGCAGTGCCCGCATTGCCGTTTTTCGCCTAAACAACAATGTCCTGCGAAACTACTGTCCTGACTGGGACTTCTGGGGCTTTTTACTATAAGCCCGCTGGCACCGAAGTTTGCCTCCTCGCCACCGATTTTCCCTCCACTGGCTCCAACATCCAGGTTGGCGTTTTCCAAGGTTTCCGTGTTGGGGACCGAGTGACCCTGGCCTATCCGGTTGGCTCTACCACCACGGGCGCAATCACTGCTGGTGATTACTACGTCAAGACCTATGCTGCCGATACCGGCATCATGACGATTTCCAGCACGGAAGGCGGCAGTGCTGCAACTGCAACCGCTCAGCCCTCTGGCTTCAATGGCAACAAGGCAAGCATCAAGTTCAAGGATCACCAGATCCTCCTGCAGGTTCGTGACTGGACCTTTGAGATCACTCGTAACGAGATCGACGTTACCGTGATCGGGCAGGGAACCGGCCAGTACGCTCCGTTCCGTCAGTTCGTGACAGGTTTCGCAGACGGCACCGGCACTGCAACTGTTTACACCACTGAAGATGATACGTCGTTTGCGAATCGCATGATTCAGGACGTGATTCAGCGCAAACAGCTCGGTGCTCGCGTCAAGCTGTATATCGACCAAGTGGTTTCCGGGGGCAGCGTCAGCGACACCCTGAGCCGCTTCATCGAGTCGCCCATCGTGCTCACCTCTGCGAGCCTTGGCATCAACCCTGATGATGCTCAGTCTGTGTCGATCAACTTCCGTCCTTCCGGCACTCCTACTTTCGACCTGCTGAAGAGCTGAATTTACTTTTCTCTTTCTCGCCCCTTCGCCCCTCGCAAGAGGGGCTTTTCTTTGTCCGCCTACCTCTGCCCTCCCAGGTTTGCTAAGGTAAGATCAAGAGCTATTCCGTCATGTCAATTCAGCCAGGAAAATGGAATATCCCTATTCAGCGAAGAGCCACTTGGCGGTATCATGTTGAGCTGCGAGACGAAGCCGATAATCCGATTGATCTCACGGGCGCAAATGTATATTCTGAGATTTGGGACAAAAACAGAGAAAATAAACTGGCTGATTTCGTCATTGAATACATTGACGCTGAGCTTGGGCAGTTTTACTGGACCCTGCCGGCTGCAAGCACTATTTCTCTTCCCTGCGAATGTTTCTACGATCTGCAGGTGGTCGATTCACTGTCCAATCCTTATTATGTGATTGAGGGGCTTGTTTTTGTTTCGGAGGGTTATACATCATGACTCAGCCGGTTGCCGCCTCTACTATTTATGGGCAGCGAAATATTATTCTCAGGACTCCTGGGGTTGCTGGTCCGCCTGGTAAAAGTGCTTATGTTATAGCGGTTGAAGAGGGGTTTACAGGAACTGAGGCCGAGTGGTTGGCGAGCTTGGCAGAGGAAGCCAACAGCATTGCAATGGCCTATGCAGACGCTGCTGAGCTATCTGCCGATGAGGCCGCCGCAAGTGCTTTGGCGGCATCTGGATCTGCTGCATCAGCATTAGACAGTGCCAATGCCGCTGCTGCTTCTGCCGGTAGTGTTCAGCAGACCAGAGCCACTTCCGCCCTAATCCTTTCAGCCTTCTACATCTGAATCATGGCTACATCACCCTCCTTTGTTTCGACGCCTCGCATCGGTCGTGCTAGCCTCTCCATAGCCAATACTGCACTCGATGGCACTGGCGCCATTGAAACACTGCTCATTGGCGTAGCGGCAGGTACTCGCGTGTTGGAGATCAATACACAATGCTTGGCTACTTCGGCTACTGCACTGGTCAATCTGTTCTTGTCACTCGATGGTGGTACAACTTGGTCGCTGTTTGATCAAATTCTCATTTCTGCGGCCATATCGAGCAATACCGGCAAGGCCGCTAGAAACCTAGCGGCTTATACCAATCTGGTACTTCCTAATGCAAATGCGAGGCTAGGCTGCACTACGACGATCAGCCAAGCCACGCAGGTATGGGCGCTGGCTGCCGACCTAACGTGAACACCTCACCACTGAGCTGGGCAAATCCAGGCTGGGCCATAGCGCAAGGGGGATGGCCGAGGCGACGCGCATTGCGGGCAGAGCAAACTTGGCCGCAAGCTGATGACTTGTGGCAGCGCATTGGGCAAGTGCCGCAGTTTGATCTGCGATTTGCGGATGCAAAGTCTTTGCAAGATCAGGTCACGGGAGGCAGTCTGGTTTCTTTTTCAAGAGCATCGACTGCGACTTTCGTTGATGCTGGCGGTGAACTGCAGATTGCAAGCATCAATGAACCAAGATTCACTCATAGCGCAACCACGGGCGGGTGTCTCGGTCTGCTTATTGAGCCTGCAGGAACAAATCTGCTGCTAAACTCAAGTGTTCTTAGCACTCAAAGCGTTGCAGTGGCTCAAACGAGTTACGTATTGCATTTCACTGGTACTGGAAGTATTGCTCTTTCTGGAGCATCTACTGCTGGCCCCCTAGTGGGAGCAGGTAGCCTTGAGCGGAATCGAGTGTCGCTGATCTTCGCGCCAGCAGCAGCGGGCACGCTTACGCTGACAGTTACTGGCGAGGTGCTTAACGCGCAGCTAGAGTCAGGGGGCCTCAGGACAAGTTACATTCCCACTGCAGGTGCTGCGGCAACGAGAAGCGGAGACATTGCCATTATACCTTCATCATTTTTCAGCGGCAATGAATTCACCTTTTTGTTTCAACGGTTTACGAGAGTGGCAGGCGGTGGATTAACGCGCTACGCACAGTTCAATGGCGGCGGAGAAAATAGGTTGCTGAGTACAACCGTTTTGTGTAGTAATAGTACAACGGGCGTAGCCTTTAGCGCATTTGGCGTGGGCATTGATCTTGGGGTTCAGTCAAACTATGGTTATACATTTTGGCGTGACACAGCAAACACGTACTATCAAATCACAAAAAACGGCCTTCCCACAGCTTTGCTCCGTACCGTGCCGGGAGATGGCCTCCCAACAAGTCCGGGACTTATTTTTGGCTCAGCCGATCAAAACATGATAAATGTTAAAACTTTTGGTCGCATTACTTATTGGCCCGCTCGTTTTACCGCCGATCTCATGGCGACCCTGACAAGGCGATGATCTACGTTACGCTTCGATTCCCTGATCAGCCAACTGCCGTAACAGTGGCGAAAGCACTCGGCTATTGGGACGATGAAACCGATCAACTGCGAACTGCTGGTCAAGAGCAGCGCAGCGATGGCACCTACTACAGTTGGGGCATTGACGTGATTGGGGACGTTGTTGACACAATGGCTGTGATGAATGACGACGGCACGGTTGCCATTCCCGCCGTCTATCGCCCTGGCTGGTTTGTCAATGTGATAGGGGAAGAACTGCCAAGTGGTCTTGCCGAGTATGAGTTGCCATACGGCAGCGCCGGTCGAGTGTTTGCGGGAACAGATCAGCAATAGCGCTCAAGTGATTGCTATGTAAGAATTTTGAACCTTCTGCTTTTACCAATTATGCAGAACTGTGGGCAGTTGCTGCACTTGCTAATATTATGGAGTAGGCCCTTGGTAGTTAAGCTATGACAAGCTACGGAAACGTTGAGAGCGTCCAGGGGCAGCCGAAAATTATTCTTCGCACCCCTGGTTTTTCCGGCGTCCCTGGTCCCCCCGGACCGCCCTCATCGTTTTATTTTTACTCACAGGTCGCCCCCTCTTCTACATGGCTGATCAATCACGGCCTCGGGTTTCAGCCAAGTGTTCAAGTGTTTGATAGTGGTAGTCAGAAGATCGAAGCCGATGTGTCCCATCCGAGTGTCAACACTGTCGCTATCGTGTTTACAGTACCAACCAGCGGCTTTGCGCGGTTAAACTAAGATGCCACGGAAAATCTTTACCGACTTTGACTTCCAGTCGGTCAGCAAAGTCATCAATCTTCCCGCCCCTAGCAGTGCTGGCGATGCGGCATCCAAGTCCTATGTCGATGGTCTTGTTGAGGGCCTGGCGTGGAAGGATTCCTGTCGGGTTGCTACTCAGTCCAGCCTGAATCTTTCAAGTCCTGGGGCCACGATTGATGGCGTCACGATGGCGTCACAGGATCGTGTTCTTGTGCGTGCGCAGGCTACCGATTCTCAAAACGGAATTTATGTCTGGAACGGCGCTGCCGTTGCCATGACTCGTGCTCTGGACGCAAATACTTTCGCAGAGCTTGAGCAAGCAGTTACAAGTGTTGAGGAGGGGACGAGCAGTTCCACTTCTTACAGGCAGGATCAAATCAACGGCACGATTGATAGTAGCCCTGTTAGCTGGGTTACATTTGGCACTTCCGCCCCTTCGGCCTCTGAGACGACTGCTGGCATTGCCGAAATTGCTACGCAAGCAGAGGTCAACACCGGGACTGACGATCAGCGTTTTATTACGCCCCTGAAGCTCGCTACCTGGAGTGGGCGCATCAAGAAATATGCCGCAAGTATTGGTGACGGCACCAACACTAGCTACACTGTGACTCACAATCTTGCAACTTTGGATGTGAACGTCACTGTGTTCAATAACAGTACGGGCGAAGAGGTGATTACTGATGTCACTCACGCTACGACTAATACCTTGACGGTGGTATTTGCTACTGCGCCTACTTCTAACGCTTATCGCGTTGTCGTGGTTGGCTGATGACAAGAGATTTGCTTACGGGCGCTAACTTTAGCGGCCCTTTGCAGGTAAATGGTAGTGCCGGTACGGCTGGCCAGGTGCTGCAATCTGCCGGCCCTGGTCAGGTTCCTACATGGGCAACGCCTTCGGGTTCTGGCAGTAGCTTTGCCGGCTATGCAGTTGGCAACTGGATTAGTCCTGTTTTGGGGGCTGTCTCGGCTGGTATTGCTCATGTTGCCAATAACATTTATCTATTTCCTTTTATTCTTCAGCGATCAATTTCAGTTGACGCACTTGGGGCTCGTGTTACCTCGGCATCTGTGGGAAGCTCGACTCAGCTTGCAATTTATTCATCTTTGAGTGGGCTGCCAACTGGCACGCCCCTGGCTTCAACTGGAAACTTGAGTTCTGCCGCTACCGGCACCATTACCGCTTCTGTTACCTCTTTCAATATCTCGGCTGGCGCGATTTACTGGATGGCGACAAATTCAGGCGGCACGCCGATATTGCAACATCTTTCAGCAGCCTCTAATGCCATAGGTTATATACTTGGCTCTGATTCAATTGGTGACATTACAAATGCTGCCGCTGTTGCGTCCTACTATCGAATTTTCGCTCAAACTTTTGGTACTTGGCCAAATCTGACGGGCGCTTCGACCACGAAGGCGACGGGGGCGGGGCGTGGAGGCATTGTCTATCTGAAGGTATCCGCTCTTCTCTAGTTATGGCTATTCATTACGGGCACGAAAATATTACAATTACTGATGACTTTGATCCAAGTCGTCCAGCAATTGTATTGCCACTAGGTACTTCGTCGGACGATGTAGCTTCTGCTGCGCTTGGCTATCTGCACCCTGAGCCAGACTTTGATGGTTTTGGGGAATCGCTGCTCACCAGTGTAGAGATACGCGAGGCTTATGATCTTGCGCTTGCCGGTAACGCAATTACTACCTGTAGTCTTCCTGGGGCGATTTTGGCTGCAGAAGCCGGCGAGATTGGGCATCTTCGCACGGCTATCTCCTTGCTTCGTAATCAGGGCTTGCTGTCCAATGAAGTCTTGCTTGCAATGGAACAGGCTGCAGAAGCTCATCATTTGCCACAGGAGTTCCTGCAAGTGTTTCAAGTGCCTCAGTAGCCATCTAGAGGCTGCGGTTGCTGACTTATCTGCTAACCTCATGAGAGAGCATTTCGCCCCCTAGGCTATGTCAAACTTTGGAAACTCTGGAAACGTTCAAGAGCATCCGAAGATTATTCTTCGCACCCCTGGCTTTTCGGGGCCTCCAGGGCCTGCAGGGCCTCCGGGGCCTCCGGGGCCTGCGCCTTCAAGGGATATTGGGGTGATTTATTTGAAAAATAATACAACTCCGACGACAATTGCAGAAATCAATGCCCGAGCAGTGGTTCAGGGCACGATGCAGACTGGCACGCTTGTCAACTTCATCAAAGATCCATCAAGCAATTCTCTCAAATATACGGGGGATGGGGGCATTTTCCATATTGTTGCCACATTTAGTTTTACTTCTGGCTCTCAAGATATTTGTGGATTTTATATTGGAAGAAATCAGAATCCATCTTCTGCCCTCGATCCGAATGCCGACAGGATTTCCGAGTCAGAGATTTATGCAAACGCAGGCTCTAGCTCTAACCAACCAAAGCCTGCCGCTATCCAAACGGTATGTCAATTGAACACGAACGATAGAATCTTTTTCATTGTTCAGAACCAAAGCAGCACTTCCTCGATCACGGTTGGCTTCTTGAAGTTTGTTGGAATCGAGTGATCATTTTCTCACGCCCCTTGAAAACTTGAGTTCCGGCGTACTAGACTTTTCAGGCAAGTTGCCCCTCACTGGTCAATGGCTTCCACTCCTGCTACGCCCCCCTCCACTTCTTCCATGCGTGCGATCGACCGTCTGCGCAAGGCTGCCAACTTTGAGCCCATCAAGCAAGTCGTGCTTCTCGACAATGGCGATGAGCTTGAGTTCTACGTGACGCCCCTGACGGCTGCTGAGCGCGAGAAGGCTCAGCGCAACGCCAAGACTGACTCGACCAGTGACTACGCCCTCCAGCTCCTGATCCTGAAGGCGAAGGACGAGACCGGGCAGCCTCTGTTTCGCCCCGGCGAGGCAGCGATCCTGAAGCAGGAAGTTCCTGACGAAATCCTTCAGCAGATGATTCTGAAGGTTTTCCGTCCGAACGAAGACGAAGAGATCAATGATGACATGAAAAGCGATTGAATCGCAGCTTGAGTCTGACAACAGACTCTACTTTCAATTGTCTCTCGCGGAAGAGTTAAAAATGACTCTTTCGGACTTAAAGAATAAAGTCACAGAAGAAGAAATGATTCTGTGGCAAGCATATTATTCGATTAAGTCAAAGAGACATAAAGAAGAAATGGACAAAATCAAGAGACGCCGCTGACTCTCCTGGGTTGGCGGCTTTTTCTTGCCTAGACTGTTGATACGAGTAATTGTTGCGGCATGGCCAACTATCAGGCAACTATTGATCTGATTGTTAGGGGTCAGCGGCAAATTGATCGCGTTCTTAGCAGCATCGACCAGCTTTCTTCCCTGGTCGATAAAGTTAAGGCTACGCCAATTCAATTTAACACCAAGGGCGTTGCAACGGCAAGTGTTGCTGCTCAAAAAGCTATAGATGGCCTAATCAAAAAACAAGCAATATATCAAACTCAGCTAAAAAGAAATGAAGAGCAGCAGACAGACTTGCTCCTTAAACGGGCAACCCTGGAGCTTAAGCTGCAAAATAAAAGAAGGAATCCAGATAGCAAAGCGTACAAAGCCGATCAAGAGGCTCTCAAAAGAAACATAGATCTTGCTAAGCGATTGGGCGAAGAATATGAAAGACTCAGCTCTGGTGTCACAAGTACCTTCAAGGAGATAGGGCGAGCACAGAAAAGGGCTGCTGCCATTCCTGCGCTTGAGGAGGAAATTCGGTTTGTAAATCAATTGGCCGATCAATACTTGAAGCTTGGCGCTTCAAGAAAGATTGGGGTGCAGGGGCAATTCCTGAAAGGACTGGCTTCAAATCTGCCGCAAGCAAGTCTCAAGCAGCAAGTTCAGTTGTTTTCGGAAATTGCAAGCAATTCCGAGACGGCATCAAAATCTTTCAGGAAGTTTACTATTTCTTCTGAGCTTGCATCTCAGAAACTTGCTGCCACCTCTAGGAAGACTTTTCAGGTTCTTGCCGAGGCTTTTTCTGCTGAAGCTCCTAAAACTAGCTTCGGTAGCTTTCTGGGGAAAGAGGATCTCGCCGGGGCGAGAAAGCAGGTTGATGAAGTAATTGCCGCTTACCCAGGCATCGCAAAAAGTATTGCCGGACTTGGTGCTTACAGAGGCGAGCTTTCAAATATTCTTTCGCTTCTTCCAATCGCCAGCTCTGAATGGACAAGAGTTGCTAGTGCAATCAAGCTGGTCGATGATCAGCTAGACCGGGTTGCGCTGAATCAAAATAAAAAGGACTTTGGCCCTGAAGAGGCCCCTCGCATGGGGCCAGCGAAAAGTATTGTCTTTGGCCCAGAAAGATCAGCGGAAGAGCTGAAATTCAACAGACTGGTAAATGCTGAGCTTGAGAAGCAAACGGCAATTGAAGAAAGAATCAAAAATGCCAATTTAACTAAAACCCAGCAAAAAGACTTGCTTCTCAGGCTAGATGAGGCAAATACTGCTCTAGTGAAGGGCAGGCTGGACACGGCTCACTCAATTACGCGAGAGCTTGACGAGCAGAGAAAGTCTTACGAAAGACTGAATAGGCGAGCTGCTCAGGATCCTGCGCAGCAAACTGAAGATCGCAGGCAAAGAGTATTCGCAAAGGCTCAGGGCATCGAGAGGAGTCTTCTGACTCTTGGGGCCTCGGGCATAGCAGTTGAGCAAGAGCTTGTAAATATACAGACCGCCAAGAATAAACTCAAGGAGCTTGAGGGCAATATTACGCAAAGCAACGCAGAGGCTTCTACCGCTCAAGTCAGAGAGTTGCTTGGGGATGTCAATAAAGTTAGCAATGCCTTGGGCGAGATGCGAACCAAGGTTGCCGGGGCTGGCGGGCTTGGTAAAACTAGAACCTTTGGCGTTCTGGGGACTGATTTCCTCCCGATTACCGGAAAGCTGCCGGGTGGTAGCCTAGTTGCTGGTTCTCCGAAGGCAAAAGAAAAAGAGATAGAAACCGTTGAGAAGGTAAACAAGTTGCTTGAGGAGCAAGATGCTCTTCAGAAGAAAATCAATGAAAGCTCGCTGACCTCTTCTCAGAAGCAAGAGTTGACGAACAAAACTCTTGCAGCGAGAGGCGAAATTGAAGGCAGAAACTTTGATGCCGCCCGTAAAATTTCCGATCAGGTAAAAGAATCAACTTCTTCGTACCAAAAGCTTAACAAGGATACTGAGCGAGTCAATAATCTTTATAAAAAAGCTATCGAGTACACTCAAGAGTGGGACTCGTACCTTGAAAGACTTGAAAACAAAGAACTGTTTGACAGCTCAGATATTGATGATTTTACAAGTAAACTTACCGGTAGTTTTGGAGAGCTTGAAAATCTTTACAAAGAACTTAACCAGCAAGGCTTGGAAGCCGGAAGAGATTTCGATAATAGGTTGAAAGCGAGCGGTCCTTTCAAAGATCGCCTGCTTGACCTGAAGAAGCTCAACAATGATTACACCATTGAGTCAAAGAAGGGGGTTCAGGCGGAGACTGCCCGAGCAAGGGTGCTGGAGCTAATTAAAAAGCTTGAATCGAATTCTGTTGAAGCAAGTAAAGAAAATCTGAACATTATTTCTGCGGAAGTATCCACTCTGAAAAAGCAGCTTAGTGTTGCAATTAGCGAAGCAAGGGCTGCGGGCACTTATGCAACTGGCGGGGCGAGTGCTGCCTCCAGGGGTCTAACCGTTGAAGCAATCGAGGGCCGCAGGAATGCTCTTCTTAGCAGGTCTTACACCCTTGAGGGGCAGTTAATCTCTCTTCAGGGCAAGGGCGTTGATGTCGCTGAAGAGCGTGCTGCCGTACAGACGAGAATTAACAACCTCAAGCAACTTGAAGGGCAAATTACCGAGAAAAATATAGAGGATACTGCACGCGATCTCCGAGCGGTACTCAGGGCAACGCAAGAAGCTGAAAACGCAGCAAAGCAATCCAGAAATGTGCTCGCAGAGAGAGGAAGAGCGACTGGGTTCAGCAAAAGCTTTGAGGGCCTTAGGGAGTCACTGGCTGGGTCCGGGGCATTCTTTGGGGAAGTTTCGCCGCAGGAGGCCATTGATAAAGTCGTCCGCGAATTCACCCCTTCACTTCTTGGCACGCCCGGTCTTGTAACACTGAGTCAGCTTGAAAAGCCGGCAAAGCTTTCCTCCGAAAGGCTCAAGGCGCTTTCTACTGTTCTTCAGGAAATTTACTCTCAACTCGATCCCGTAGGCCCCGCTGCTCAGCGTCTTGCCAAGGAGCTAATTCAGACTATTCCTGCTCTTGATAACATCCAGGCCAGTCGCGCCCCTGATGCTGATTTTCTCGATCGCATCACGAAGAACCCCAGGCTTTCCGCTGGTATTAGCGAGGGCTTGATCGGTGGCGCCTTCCCGCTGCTGTTTGGGCAGGGCCTGGGGGCGTCTGTGGGTGGTGGTGTCGGCGGTTTTGCTGGTGGTGCTGCCGGTGGCGCCCTTGGCTTCGGTCTGTCGCTGATTGGTACGGCTGCTGGCTCCGCTCTTGATGCGCTTGCCGTTGCAGCTCAGGATACTGGCAAGGCCCTCATGTATCCCGTTGAGAGTTTTCAGCAGCTAAAAGACGCCGGGCTCTTTGCTGGGCGCAGTCAGGAATTCCTTATTTCTAAGCTCATTGAGTCCGGAAAAACTGCAGAGGCTTCCGCAGTTATTCAGGGCGAGATTATCAAAAAGATTGGTGTTCAGGGCTCCAAGGATCTAACGAGGCTTGGTGACAGCTCCATTGAGCTGAGCAAGGCGTGGGGTGAGCTGAATTTGCAAATGCAAGCTGTCTTGGCTGGACCCCTCACTGGCCTTATCCGTTGGGCGACCAGTTCAGTCAAGAGTGTCTCTGGCGAAATTCAGGCTGCCGAGAATATCAAAAACATAAGACAGGGACTGCCAGAAAGCCAAAGGAAAGAACTTGATAGGCGGATGAATGAAGCCTACGCAAAATCGTCATTTAGTGGTGATCTTGCAAGCAGTGGCGGAGTAGCCAGGCTTATTAAAGAGTACGACGCAATTGCCAAAGAGTTTTCAAGCCGCTCAACAGTCACCCCACCACAGGCAGCCCTCACCCCTGAAGAAAAACAGGCAGCACAGCTAAAGCCCTATCAAGAGCAGGTTGACAAAATTAACCGAGAGCTTGAATCTATTGATATTACCAAGAAATATACGGATGCGATAAGGGCTGCGGCTAATGAGCAGCAAGATCTGGATCGCCAAAGAAGTGAGCTTATCAAGTCCTACGAGGAATCTATTGCTGACATCAGGCTTGGCGTTGAAAGAAGGATCGTCCAAGAGCGACTTTCCAATCTCCAAAAAGAAAATGAGCTTTTCGCCGCACAGGGAAATTTAAGACTTCAGCAGCTTCAAAATGCAAATGCTGAGCTAAAGAACTCTCTTGCCGGTAACGATTTTGGGCAGCAGTTTGCCGACGTTGTTACTGAATTTACAGAAAAGCAGCTTTCGACTGAGAACGAAATTGCTAATCGTCGTCGCTCGCTTGAAGCTGAGATCGAGGGCAAAAAAGTTGAGGTAGAGCAGTACAGGGCCGATGTTGCTCAGCAAGTAGCGAGGCTGAACACTTCAACTCAAAAGCAGATTGAGCAAATTGAGCTAAGTGTTCTGAGGAAAAAGCAAGAGTATGATGCTAAGCGTTTTAATCTTGAAAAAAATATTGCAATCAATAATCTTGAAATCAAGAGACTGGAAGCAAAGCAGCAAGAAGAACTTTACAGAAATATTGCCAAGGCCAATCCTTTTTCGGCCCAAGAGGCGCTTGGCAGGGCGTCTGTATTTGAGAAGCAAGCTGAATTCATTGAGCAACAGAAAAACCTTGTCAAGGGCTTCGCTCCGCCCCCTCAGCTTTCCTTCGCCCCCCTCGCTGTAGGCGCATCTGTTTCGACTGCCGGTATTCAATCCGTCTCAAACAAGGGCATTCAACTTGCCAGAGATATTAAAGCTGTTGAAGATCAAATTTCTCAGCTTATTCAGGGCGGAAATATTGATGAGCTGAATGCAAAGCTCAAGGCTCTTGCTGATCAGGGCGCCAACGCTGCAATTGATAAATTTGAAGATCTTCGGGGAGCGCTTGTTGGCAACCCACTTGAGCGATCTAACAGGGAAATTGATAATGCGATTGAAAAGATCTCTAAAGCTGCTGGGGCTGCTTCATACAAAGAGTTGTTCAAGCTTTATGGCGATCTTGCCAAGGCAAACCTCAAACTTGTTGCATCTCTTGAGTATTTTAATGAGGCCGTTGAGGAGCAAATATCTCGGATTGAGTCACTCAAAGCCGAAATCAACTCTGCAATTGTGGGTACTAGCGAATATGAAAAAACGCTAATTGACCTCACTCAGAGAGGTATCAAGCCCACCTCAGAGGAATTCCAAACCCTGATAGACGGGGCGAAAAAGATTGACATCCTTCAAGAAAAGCTTGAAGTCATCAATCGCTTTAAGACCTTCTCTGATAGTCTCACCTCCTCCCTTAGGGGGCTGATTGAGAACTTCTACGAGCTTGGCAGTGCGTCCGAGGCCGTTAAGAGGGTTGGGCAGGAGTTGGGCCAGAAATCGCTTGGGCTTATTCTTGATATTGCCTTCAAGCCTGTTGAACAGGCAATGCAAAAGTCAATCTTTGACATTGCCGGCAAGCTTGGCTTTGACATCAAGCCAGAGTCGCTGCAGCAACTTGAAGAAATCAAGATTATTAGAACGAATATTGAACAAATCAATACAAAAATTGGGCAGGCTCCAGGAGGCACTGGGTTAATTGGCGGCCTTGCTCAAATTCCTGAATCTGCGATGCAGGATAAATGGACGGAAGCGGCAGTCCGTCATGCAAATATGGCGGAATTGTTCCTACAGCAAGCAGAGCAAGAGTTTAAGTCCGGGGTTGCCAATCCAGACACTCGCCTATATGGGCTGGCGAGGAAGAAGTTGATCGATGTCGTGACGGACCCTGGTTCACCTCCGCTTGACGCATACCCAGAAGCTCTGGGGGAAATGATGAAAGATCAAGTGAGAAGATTTGAAGCGCTTGAGAGAATGGTCAATGGGCAACCCTATGCAAATCCGACAACGACAAATCCAACCCAGCCGCAGGCCACCCCCATTCAGCGAATCCCTTACTCCCAGCAGTTTGACACCAGATCCAGCCTGCCGACCAGCGCCTTTACTGGAATGGGCGGGTCAAATGATCAGGTTCCAGGTGGTCGCCAGGTATTTCCGCTGCCTGACAGTGCGCCAGAGCTTGAGGTCGAAAAATTTACCAACTCGGTAAATGAGGTCCAAACACAAACCGATAAGCTAACTGGCTATACATATAGCGCTGCCGAGGGGATCTGGCAGTTTGGGGAGGAGACCAATCTGTTTAATGAGTATTTCAAGCGCAAGACACTTGATTTCTCGACGGCCTCTGGCCAGTGGCAACTCAATCTTGGGCAAGCCGTAACAGCCCTTGGGCTTGCCTCAAGTGCTGTCGTTGGAATTGTTGGCGGTGTTCAGCAGGTTAAGCAGGGCGGAATTGGAAATGTTCTTGGTGGTATTGGCTCAATTCTTACCACGGTGGGAAGTATTGGCCTGAGTGTTGCTGGCATGATGAAGCCAGGTCTCCCCTCTGGTGGCACTGGCGGCTTCTCTGCGCCCCCTGCTGGATTTAACGTTTTCGGCAATTCATCGGTTGCTCCTGGTTATCAATTTGCGATGGGCGGAATTGTTAAATCGCCCACGCTCTTTGAGTTTGAAGAGGGCGGCATCCAGAAGACCGGGCTGACGGGCGAGGCTGGGCCGGAGGCGATCATGCCGCTGCGCAGAGGGGCTGATGGGCGCCTGGGCGTTGAGGCTGATCTGTCGGTGCCATTTGAGTCTCTCGACGCCCTTGGCGACGACCAGGAGGGCGATGATGAGGCCGTGGCGGCTCGCACGCTGTCGGTTCCCTTCAGGAAGGAGGGCGGGGCGATGAGCGCAGCCAGGATGATGCAGATTGCAGAAGAGGCTGGGCTGAGTATTCCTTTTGCGAAGAGCGAAGGTCTTGCAGCTACTGGCAGCTCTGGAGATTCTGGCGTTATCAGGTTTGAATCGGTTATTATCAATAATCAAGAGTTTGTCACCAGGGATGAAGCCGAGGAGATCGGGCGCAAGGCAGAGATCCGAGGGGCGAATCGGGGGGCGGATCTTGCAAATCGCCGGATCAAGAACAACAATCAACTTCGCAAGTCCCTTGGAATTCCGAGCTAAGTAAATGGAACTTTGCAACTTCTTGCGCTTCAAGGAAAGGGGTGGTGCTTACACCACCTGGCTCGCCCAAAATTTCTTCCCCGGCGAGACTAAAACCTTCCAGTCTGCAAACTATCAATTTATACCGATAGCTGTTTCGACCAATTCCAGCACACAAGGCGGGGAGAGGTCCGAGGCTGCAATCAGCGCCCCATCAAACGACATCACCCATAACGTTTTCTGCGAAGCCTGCAAGGAAGACTGGCTTCTTGAGATCAAGACCGTAAAAGTAAACCTGGCGAACTTTTCACTTGGCGCCCTTTTGACCTCAGAGACCTGGGCCTGCTCTCAGGTTCAATATGATATTTCCCTTGATGGCGTGGTTCTTCAGCTTGCCTCGCCCCTTGATTCTGTTACTCGCATTGGGGGCAGAGTCTTGTCACAAAAGCTGGTGGGGGCTTTACCAACAAGCGGAACGCTTAGCCTGCAATGATTGATTATTACAAGTGGATTGGGCTTCCACATGAGATTGGGGCTGATCCTGACGATGGGGTAGCTGCCGATTGCCTGGTGATGACAAGTAAAGTCTTGAAATCACAAAATCTTTTTTGCCCGCCCCTGAATCCAAACTGGTTTGAGATGGCCAGGCAGGAGAGATGGGATAGTTTGTATCGAGAGTGGGGGAGGCTAATGGAAAAGACTGACGACATTAGTAACGGCTGTGTTTACATGCACTCGGACAAAGAGCAGTTGTTTGGGCTCGGGGTCTTCATAGATGGGGGATTTCTGATCGTCAGGCACACCAAAGGTGTTGCTTGGATTCCAGTATCATTGATCCAGAAGCCGAACTACTGGAGAGTCCGCAATGTTGCCTGCTGATCGCTACGTTGCATCTCTTCTTGGGCTGACTGACGAGCAATACAAATACTGGAAAGACTATGTGAGGGCAAGGGCGCAGGAAGGGCCTCAGCCATCGGTTGTTTGCGGAGATCCTGCAACAACTATTGCGATTGTTTCTCTCGTGCTAACTGTTATCGGCACTGGGCTGCAAATTATTGGGGCATTGCTTCAGCCCAAGCCAGGGCGCCCCGCTGAAATTGATGGCAGAGAAACAACCGGGAAAAACCAAAAAGGAATTACTTCTTTTGCGCCCCGAGCTGGTTTTGATGCTGTTCAGGACGTAGCAGCAATTGGGGAGCCGATTCCTGTCATCTATGCCAACAGAGAAACGATTGGGGGCCAAACCTACGGGGGCGTCAGGGCGAACACTTCGCTTCTCTGGTCTCAGATCTGGAGCCTTGGGGGCTCTCAGATGCTCAGGGCGGTCTTCATGATCGGGGAGGGCAAGATTGTTGGCCTCGACCCCCTGGGCTTTGCTATCGGGGACAACACGATTGGCACCTATGACCTTCTGACGGCAGGGGCCAATGAAATTGGCAGCAGGCTGACTATTTATTACAGAAACAATGGGGGCAGGCTTGTTTCAGGTAGCAGAATTGCCGGAAGGCTTGCCGCTCAGGACATCGGCAACGCTCAGTCCGATGGGGCGGACGATGTTTTTCAGCTTAAATCCGTTGATGGTGAGTGGGCGCCTGACTTTTCGGCATCTATCAAGCCAAGCACTAGCACTACTTTTGGTGTTTACTCGCCCATTGGAAACAATCTTGGCTTCAAGCTAAATCCAAATGTAAGACCTGGCGTTACGGCAAGGCTCAAGCCGAAGGGCGACGACGGGGACGCCAAAGTTGCGTGCGACAAGGATGACGTAGTTCAAGTGCAGCGAGATAAGTTTGCAGCTTTTTTCTCAACTCGCTCTGGAATCACCGCTGGAACATTTGCAAGCGTTGGGGACACAATTACATATAAGTTGTTCAGGAGTAGTGATTACGATACACAGTTTCAGTCGATCGGTGAAGACGGAGATACTTGGAATACGTCAAAGGAGATCAGAGATGTTACAAACGTTTATGGCGAGCCAAACTATAGTGGTTCAACAATCTTTCCAGGATCAGTTGATCTTTCTGGCTTGCTGAGCGCAATTCAGTTGCAAACACCGCCAACGCTTAATACAACCGACAAGACTCTTACGCTGGGGGTTGTTGCCGACAAGAGTGATTTTGAAAGTATCTATCAAAATGCAAGTTTTGGGCAGTACATTGTAAAATACTGGATCAAGGCAAGCAATAATGACAGAGACATTGATTTCAGAATCAAGCTCAATGTAGTTGTTACGGTTAGAGCGCTCAGAAAATATATTAGAAATAGCTCTGGGGATTCTATTGATTTCAATAACAGCACTTTTTCCATTGGCACTGGAATTGATCAGGACGGGCTAATCAACAAGCAGGTTGACATCAACTTTGGCCTGCCGGAGGATCAAGACTCTTACAGTAATGTAAGCACTGCCCCAAACGGGGACTTGAGCGTTGACATCATTTTTAGGTATAAAAACTCTGACATTTACTCTGAAAAGGCTGACGACGCTGCGTCTTCTGTTCTCGCTCGTCAAAGAGCCTGGGATGATGCAATTGTCATAGGGGAGATTTACAAGATTGGCTCATGTCTTGCTGTTTGCTCTGCACGAAACCCTGAGAACGCGATCTTCCGCAGCGATGCCGAGCTGGAAGAAGAGGATTCTGGTGAAACGATTACGGCAACTTTCAAAGTTGTGCGCCCCGGACAGGCTGCTGTTTACACAACCAGCGACCTTGAGGCGGACGGGCTTCAAACAATCGACAGAAAAAACGCAACAAATGGCCCTCACCTAATGAGGGTTGCGGTTGCAAATATCGCAACAACTAGAGACTGCAGGATCATTGAGATTGGTATCAGGTCTTCTCTCGGGATCAGGATCAGTGGGCTTATGCGCTTCAGGAAATGCCTGACCTTTGCAGAGGCCGATGGGCGTGCATGTGAAAACTACGAGGGCGACACGATCAAGAGTGGGGACAAGCTGAAAACAGATCAGTACCAAAGTGGGGTGACTTCAACAAGCGAAGAAAGATATAGCTTTTTCCGTGTAAGTGTAAGAAAGTATTCTGATGCTTCTTTCACGCCCCTGAATCAATGTTTTGGGGTTGTGAGCATTACTCAGCAGCCTGTCTTCAACTACATTCGGCTTGAAATGCCAGAAGAGGCGAGATGGGAATTCAGAATTGAGCCTTTGACGGGGTGGGAAATTAGAGAGAGCATCGCTACTGGCGCCCTTTGTGTTCTGAATGCCACGCTGACGGGGGCTACCTCATATCACGTCGTTACAACTTCTACGTCATACGGGACCGTCAAGACTTATTTCAATGGCGTCAACAATGTAACTAGGAGCGGTGGCACATTTGCCCTCAGGCAGACGAAGAGAGACAATATGGGCCTGCCTCATGTGGATACCGGTAATAATTATGCGGACGCTTGGGGCAAGCTTGCTGAATTTTTTGTCTACGAGGAAATACAGTCCTCTGCTTCTAATGGGCCAGAGCACGAGATAGTTTACGTCAATGAAATCGTTGAAAACACAACTGCCCCTCTATATGACGGAATTGCCCTCGTTGGCATCAATGTCAGATCGGCGTTTGAGTGGGCGCAGTTCAGGCAATTTTCTGGCTATGTGAATCAGGGGGCGGAAATTAGAAGATTGCTCAACGGGCTTAGTCTTGGCGCCTCTCATCTTTTCCCTGACGTTGCCCTTGATCGCTTCACAAATGAAAAGTATGGGCCTGGAAGGATTGACGATAGCCTGATCGACATTCCCTCTTTTACTACTGCAGCTCAGTGGTGTTACGACAATCGCTACTTTTTCGATGGCCCCGTAATGCTTGGGAGCAATTCGCCTCGCCAATGGGCTGCTGATGTTGCAGCAACAATGCTGCTTGATTTCAGAGAGACGGGCGGAATTTATTCACTTTCTCCCGCCCTCAGCTTTTCTGCAATTCAGCACAAAGCTCTATTTACCGCTGGAAATATACAGGAGGGCACTTTTAAGTTTGAAACTATTCCAGTAGACGACCTGAAGCCTGTTCGGGTGAGCGCCAAATGGCGAGAAGAGAGGGCTGGTTTGGACCCCAACAACCCCGGCCTCTTTCCTGTTGAAAGAGAGGTGCTGGTTGCTGAGGCCGCCCCCTATGGCAGTGATTCCGACCCGATCGAATCAATCGACCTCTCTAGCTATGTCACAAACGAAAAGCACGCCATTGATGTTTGCAAGTTTAGAATTCGGGCGAAACGACTCAGAGATCATACAGTCAGCTTTGAGATAACCTACGACGCCCTGGAGGGGGTTTGTTCTGAGCTATTCCCAGGCGATTACATTAAAGTCGCTATGGACACAACTGTTTACAATCAATTCAATAATGGGGCGGTATTGAGTAACGGGCAAATTGTTTGCTCCACGCCCCTTGATCCTGGCACGTATAACGTAATCGCTTGGGATGGGACTTCTAATGATCCTGCTGATGCGACACTGGCAGTAAACTCAGACGGTGAGGGCTCTCCAACCGGAATAGTCTTCACCGTAAAAAGCAGTACAACTCAGGTGAGAACTTATCAGATTTCCAAGATTACACCAGTGCAAGATGGCAGATTTTCGATCGAGGCTGTTCACGCCCCTGTCAACGAAAACAGTGTTCTTCTGATTGCTGCTGGCTGGAACAATTCATCAAACTGGGTAATTGAATCATGACCGTAGCATTTCCCGCAGTCCAGCCGACAGGTTGCTCTTTTACTCCGCCCTCCTTCCCGATTTCATCTTCTCGATCTCAGTCTGGGGTGAGAAGCTACAGGGTTTGGGCGTCAAAAGAATCAGATGCTGTTCTTGAGTTTGATTTTGAAAATATCAGCCAAGAGGCAGCGCTTGGAATCCTTGAGGCGTACAGAGAGGCAAAGGGGCCTGTTGAGGGGCTCAGCCTGCCTTCAATTCTTTTCAATGGGATTACAGATTCAGAACTTCTTGCTTTTATCAAGCAGACGGATTCTGGGCTAACGTGGCATTTCTTTGAAGATCAGCCACCGCAGCTTCAGCGAGTACCCGGCAGGAGATACACGACTAGAGTGACACTTAGAGCAGAGCTTAGATTCTCGTGACTATTCTCAACGGCACACATGGGGAGTTGCGCTGGAATGGCCTGAAGGTCGCCAAGGTGACTAACGCTTCAATCAACAAAACCAGGGATACGTTGCAGACCACTGGGATTGGTGACATGGACGATACTTTTACCTATGGGAAAAGAAATACCAGCGGCAGTGCCACTCTTCTTTACAAGACGGATGACACCGCAACCACTGATCTGATGAATCGAATCCTCAATGATGGGGAAGCGGTTGACAATCTTACTTTGATCCTCTACAAGGGGCAGTCCCAGGGCACGATTGAAGGAGAGGTTTTGATTTCCAGCCAGAGTGAATCTATCGCCCCTGGCGAGAATACAAGCGTCAGTATCAACTTTGTAATTAGTGGAAAGCCCTCTGCTCAATACTGATGGCTCTTCTTGGAACCTACGGAACGGTTTCATTTCGTAGGGAATGGGCGCAGCCTGCTGCCGTCAACAACTCTCGGTTGATCTCGGGCAGCCAGGGCAACTCTCTGGACCTCAGCGACCCGGCGTTCTGGTCTGGGGACAGGGTGCTGCTGCTGTGCGATCGAGGCGTGCCAGTGGGCCTCTCGGGGGCGCCTCAGGACGACTGCTGCCTCGTTGCCCCACCTCTGGACTCCTACGCCCCCTGCCCAGGCGGCCACGCCTTCTACGGCGAGGGGCAGTTCGACTCCGGCCCAGTTGGGCGCTCAAGGCATAAGTTCAATTCAGCATATATCGGAAGTGGAAACGCTCCGTTCTACGACAATCTTCCGACTACGACATCTGCGTATGTCTACATCCATCGAGATGAAATGGATAATGTTACTTTTTATTCTGATCAAGACGATGCAATTAACGGGAAAGGCGATTCGCTTCTCCCCATTTCAATTCTTGATGTTGGGGCACTTGTCATCAGCCCTGCCCCCGAAGGTAACTACACGCAATCGCTGATCAATCAAATTCTCTCTTATGCCACGCCCCTGATTTTCTCAAGGTCGATGGGCGAAGTCTCTGGTGATCAGTTTTTGCCGAAAGCACTTTCGCAAGAGATTGCAGATTTTATTGAAGAATCCTCAGAGACAAGCGGATGGAAGCAGGTTGCAAATCTGACAAGCTGGGTATTTGAAACAAATGTCGATGTACTCGATCAAAATGCTATTGGGCAGAGATTCGGAGATTCCGCAAAGGGATCGCTGAAGGGGGCGGGCAGTTTCAATGCAATTGTTGACTCAAAAGAAGCCAAGGAGAACTTTGGGCCATCTTCCTTGCTTCGCCTCATGCTTGTAACTCAAGTGGGGGCGAAGGCAAATGCAAAGTTTGTCATTGCTGATGCTGGCAACTCTGGTAGCGACTGTGGCAACGACAAAACAATTTACTACGAAACTCCGATAATTATATCCAACTCAAGCGTGAATGCTTCTGTTGCTGAGGTGATCACCATGACACTCCAGTTTGTTGCCACCGGGAAAATCAAGCTCATTTCTACGACTGGGGGCTAAGATAAGCTCAGAACTCTAGCTGCTTCAGATGACGGTTATTAAGCTGGCGGGCGAAGATGGAGCGCTGAACGCAACACCGTCAAACGATCAGTTCCGAGAGCAGATCGCGGCACTTGTTGACGCAATGCGTCAGCTTGGCGGCAATGCCTCGATCATTGCAGGGAATCTGGCCCAAGCAGATCCTCTGTCCGCCCCCTTCACTCTTTACGTCAACCCTTATATCGGTAGCGATAAGTTTGTAGGCGGCAGTTACAATAGCTTTGAGACTGGCACGACCGACGAAGAAATTATTGCAAGCAAGCTCAAGCGAATTGAGATGCAAAGGCTTGAGTGTGGTTACACTCCTTTCCGCCCCTTCAAAACGATTAACCGCGCCGCCATCGAGGCTGCAATTATTACTTCAAAGGATTGGTACACCTACAGCGACCCAAAAGCTCACGTTGATTGCGTGAGTATTGTTCTCAGCACTGGTGTTCACATTGTTTACAACGATCCTGGCAGTAGCAATACGAGCCCTGCGACTTGGGGCGAGACAAAAGTTCCAACTATTGCTGAGCTGATTTCCTTCAACCCCGCCTCTGTTGGTGGTGTTTTGCTGCCGAGAGGATGCAGTCTTTGCGGGCCTGACCTGCGCAAGACGACCATCCGACCGAATTACGTTCCCGCCCCTGCCGATGAAGCTGCCGATTACAGCAACCGTCGTTCGATCCTGAAAGTTACCGGCACTGGTTACTTTTTTGGCGTTACTGGCATGGACAAGATTGGCTTCAACGAAAGCCATCATCTTCTTGATCTGTTTGGCCCTGCCAGCCAGTCTGAACTTGACGCTTTTTACGCCAAAACACTCAGCGCAGTTGGCTCTGGGGCGGATCTTGCAAGTGCTCTGACTCAGACTCGTTCAACGGAGCATGAGATTGTCGGGCCGATTGATACCAGTCAGGCCCCTACGTCTGCTTGGGACACCACTGCCTCTGCCTCGCCCTACATCTTCAACTGTTCGATTCGTTCGGACTATGGCCTCGGTGGGGCCTTCTGGGATGGGAATCGAATTGGCGGCCTGAAGTCGATGGTCTGCGCCAATTTCACTGGTGTCAGCAACCAGAAAGACATGCGCTGCTGGCAGGTATATGAAAGCGGTAACTGGGTTTCACTGACAAACACCACTGAAGATTACGAGCAATACATTGACGCCTCTCCTGATGACCTCAGGATGAATCCGGCTAGATCGACTCGTCATATCTCAGCCGTCAACGATGCTTTTATCCAAGAGGTTTCCATTTTTGGCATTGGCCAAGATGGGATGAACTATACGGATAATGGGGGCGAAATCACAATTACCAACAGCAACAGCACATTTGGTGGCTGTGCTGCTATCAGCAAGGGATACAAGGCTTCTGCTTTCCCGAAGGACAGTAATTGGTCTGTTTCTCGCCTCAAGGCTCCTCTGAATGTTTCAGAGAAAACCAGCAACATCCGCAGGATTTATCTTGGAACCGTTTCGGCAATTAGCGGTACATCAATCACTCTGAGCACTGGTTTGCTGGCCAGCGAGGATTCGACAACTGTTCCGGCCCAGCTTCTCGCAGAAGGTTATACATTTGCGAATGGGACGAAAGTTTGGGTTGATAACCCTGTCGGGCCTGATTGGCGTGCGACCCTGACCTCATCGGCATGGTCTTCTTCCGCCCCCTCAACCATCAATATCACCTCTCAACTACTTGAATCTGGAAACGATGCACCCGTTGGCACTAATCCTCAGGGCAGCAGTCTTGCAATTGGTCGTCGTGTTTATATTCGTCGAATTGTTGATACACGCCCCTCTGGCGAACGCCGTATCAGCCTGCTCCTGAATAACACGGCAAGCTCTCGGCTTCCTCAGCGGAATTTCACACTTCAGACCGATCCTGCTCGTTCGGGTGGGGCGATTTCTCGTGTTCTCAACGGGGGCGGAAGCGAAGTCCTGCTGGTCAGCGCAGTTGGCGTTGGGCCGACACCGGGCTCTGGCGTGACTCGGACGAGTGAAATCACAATTCGTCGCGGCGCTGCAGATCGTGTCTATCAAGCCGATACTTACTACAGGGTAGGAACCGTCGTTCGCTATGCCAACAAGCATTGGCAGGCAAAACAAACAATGGTTAGCTCTGGCTCTTCGCCAGATCCCTCGCTTTGGGGCGAAATTTATGTTCACATGCCCAGTGACTTCAATCCCGAAGATTCGATTTCCAACGAAGCCCCGACAATTACCTTTGATACCGATACTTCTGATTCTGATACAAGCACGACTCTTGGAATTAACTGGACTTCAGTTTGGACAAATGCTGGGCCTGTCCGCGATCAATACCGTTCGGGCACTGACTATCTCGGCGCCTACGCCTTACTGAGGGCTCTCGGCTTCACCGAATCCGCCGCTCACGACGCCCTGGTGCCTCGTGCGAGCGCCAGCAGGCTGCGAGACCCGAACAGCTCCCTGGACTTCCCTGTCGCCCCCTCCGGGGGTGCTGCGATCGGCCTGGGGTACTGGGCGGTTGAGTTCAGGCGTCCGAGCATGTTGAGGCTCTATGGGCACGCTTGGGAGTGGGCGGGATTCCGCAACTACTCCAAGGCCCTGCCTGCAGCTCAGCAGGACATGAGTGAGTTCAACAAGTTCACCTACTACTTTACGAATATCGCTGGTGGCCGCGTAATTCCCCAGGGCTCCAACGAAGACGGTTTCAACATCACGCCCCGAGGGCTTGAAGATATTGAAACGGGGGCGACGACAACACTGGAGAATCTTTCCGGGCAGGATCTTGATGCTGCTCAGGCTCAAGACTTCAACAATATCAATGTTCTCGGGGAGGCTACTATTTTCAATCTTGCGATTGAGAATGATGTTGAGTTCCCGGATCTTTCTTCTGCAAAAATTGACAAGCTTGGACCTGTCAAACTTGCCTCTTACGCGGAAGTTGTCGAGTCCGTCAATCCTCCTACCGCTGGAAGCGATGCAGACATTGAGGGCAACCCAGATGTCGTTACCATCCGTGCTCTCAATCGCTGGAAGATTGCACAAAAACTTGTCAGCACCTCAACTGACACGATTCCGATCTATGTGAAGGCTGGCACCGCTACCAAAACGCTTGATCAGATGATTGCTGATCCGCCGACCTCGCCATCAAAAGCAATCCCAACCCTTGCGCTCGCTTCCGACTACGCAAACTCGGTTATTGGGGGCGGAAACCAGACTGCTGAGATCAGGATGGCGCCGGGGCTATACAATCCGTCTTCTGTCTGGACTTGTAATGCAAAGTTTGTCGCTTATACTGCGAACTTTGCCGGTCTTAAGTGGCCCAGTAACAGCGTTGGGACAAACACTGTTGAAAATAATTATTTTGACGGCAGTGGCTATGACGATTTTACTGGTTCGGTAAATTTTTACAGCTTCTTCATTGTTCTGAGGCCATCCGCTGATTCCAGTAATCAGTTCCACTTTGCCTGCATTCCTTTGAACATGAGATTCGGTAGAGGCTTTGATTTTCAGGGGGGCTTTCACTTTCTTGGGCTGCCTCACCTAATCAAGGCTGTTGCACAAGGAAATCTTCCCGCAGCAACTTTAATCGGAGATTCGACTGGATTCGTTTATCCGCCAAGCGGTGCATATACAACTGATACCTCCACGAATGTTGACACATTGCTGAATGGAATTTATGTAGCAAATTCTCGCAGTGCAAACTACCAGGCTTACACGGAAAGTCATCTTTTCGTACTACTTGGGCAGAAAAGCGATTCTGGTACAATCCGCGACTGCGTATTTGGCTCTGGTTTGCCCAGCCGCAAAGACTCTCTAGGTGGAACCAGGAGCGCTCTTGTTTCTGTGCAAGGCACGATTGAACCAAGAATTGCCAACATCTATTTCAGGGGGAAAACAAAAATTACTACCGCTGGAATGTTTGCAGGCGTTAGTAACGCCTCGATCGGAGATCTTCCACAGGCGGGGGACGCTCATTACGGATCTTCCGCCGTTTCCGCCCCCTGGACGTGGGAGCAGACGTATCACACTTTCATCGCCCCTGCGCCTGGCGACCCGAGCGACATTGCATTGAGCCTTGGTGGCGATTCAAGCCTAAGGGCAAATCTTGGAACCTCCTTCAACACCTGGAGTTACTATCAAGATCAGACCGGGAAGCTGCTTCCCAACCATATTCAGCTACTTACAACTTCTGGTCAGGTTCCTGCCAATGACAACACTGGCCCCTTCTTCGATCAATTTGTTCACGCCCCAAGCAAGTTTGCAACCAGAAATGTCTGGCAAAGCGTCGGGGAAACATTGGCAACTCCAGGGCCAAGGCTGCAGGGCTTTGTTGGTAAGTTCGGGAGCAACGGATACAACTCCGTGAAAACTCGTGGCGTCCTTGGTGGCAACCTTGGCGTTGAAGATCCCGAGGCTGGATTTACCTTCTCTCTTTCGCCTGGCAGTGGGGCGAATGGCGGCAAGTCCATTTTCCAGAAAGCTGGAATTGCTGCAGGGGCGGCTGACTCAACTGCACGCCCAACTTTTGATAGTGTCAACGCAACCGATCCTGGTGAGGGCTACCCGGATACGCCGACCATTGAAAATCCTGTCATCACCACCGATGGCAGTGCTGGGCTGAATGTTGGCTTGCGCAGCTTCAAGCAAGGGATTAGCGTAGACAGGGCTATCATCATCCCCAATAACAACGTCATCCTCTGATTTCCATGATTCCTTCTGACCCGAACTACGTTCCGGCTGCAACAAATCCGAATGTGGTAAATTCTAAGCTTTACAAGCACTTTCTTTCGCTTGACATTGATCCCTATGCGGGCCACTCATTTGATGAGTCACTGGTTAGCATGATTGAAGAAAACGCATCAGCGGAGTTTGCGCAGCAGCCATGACGACACTGCCCCCTCTGACTGTCTATCCAGCCACGCTGGAGAAAATTGTAATCCTGAGAAACAGCACTTTTCGCAAGCGCTTTCTTGTCAAGAGAGGGGGCGTGCCGCTTGATCTTACGCTTTCCGGCACAATTATTGATGCTGACATCAAAAATGCAACCGGAACACTGATTGGCACTTTTACCAACAATCTGCCTACTGATGCTGGTACGCCAGTTCCGGGAACTTTTGATATTGAGTTAACCCCGGCTGAATCTCTCGCACTACCTCTGGGGGAAAACTACCTCATGGACGTTTCGATTACGGAACCTGGGGGAGATAGATTTTACTACGCAAAGGCTGCAGTTTGCGTTTGCGAAACCGTGTCGAGGAATAGCTGATGTCTGACCCCGTTGAGCTTTACGTTACAGAGTCTCAAACGGTTCAGGTCTCTGTTCCTGAGCCACAGTCAGACCTCTTTGCTTCCTACGATCCCGCCCCTACAGAACTGACAGTCCTTGACGCCCCTGGGGCTCAAATTGTCATCCAGGGCGGTGGCGGTGGCGGTGGCGGAGCAGAAACACTTTCAGAGCTTAATGATGTAGATGTTACATCAACTCCTCCGTCTAACAATCAGCCGCTTGTCTATAACTCACTTGCTAATAAATGGATTCCTGGCAATGAGCCTGTCAAGCTTGAATACATTTTTGGCACTACTGAAATTCTGCCACCTGGGGGCGCAGAAGACCTCTCACTAAACTCTCCGCTAGTTTTTAACATACTTGGTGTGTATTCAGCTACACCAGCATGGATTCGTGTCTATGGGACAAGTAGTGCAAGAACTGCTGACACCAGAACCAGCCCCGGCGGAGTACCTCCAGCAGCCGGAACAGACTTCTATGCCGAAGTTGTGACCACTCAATCCCCACAGATAATTAGACTTTCGCCCGTCCCAATGATGCTGACTGACTCCGAGCAAATATTTATTCGTATTGTCAACATGGACACCGTAAGTCGAGACCTGCCTTTCAGCCTTGGCATCCTTGCTTACGGGGTTTCCCTGTAGCAAGGGTTTAACAACAAGATCCTGCATTTGTTTCGTTTTTTACCATTTCAAAATCATGGCCTGCACCAAGGAAACCTACACCGCTACCGCCACTTGGACGGCGGTGCAGTTAGCTGACATTTTCCGCGATGCGTTTATTGACGCAGGGCTAATGGCGAGTTGGTTCGACAGCTTCCTGAGCGGAAGCGTGGAGAACCGCATCCTCAAAGTTGAGTACGACAATACAAAGACCTACGGCACCACTTACTACTGGTGGATGTTTACGACTGGAGGGGTGTATCTGCATGTGGCGACAGGCTGGAATGCCACGACGCATGTACCGACCGGCACGCAGTACCTGGATTATTTCGCTACGACGACGAACACAACCGGTAATCACTGGAACATGCTTAGTGCATCTACAACGAGCACTGTCGAGCTAGTACGCTATACAAGCGGAGCAGACGTTAATCAGAGCTGGTTTGTTGTAAAATACAGCTCGACAAGGCAATCATTTACAATTGCAAATGGAGCTAAAGATACTCAGCCTTGGATGGATTTAAGCAAGGGATTTTTTAATGGGTATACCAGGATTGAATGTTCAACGGTTGCGATTTCGAATAACAGGGGGTCCGGAGTAATACGTTCTACTAGGGGGCCAGCGCTAAGACGCGATCTTGTCATTGGGTCAGCCCTTAATGGTTCAACAAACCTCAACGATTATGCTAGCTATTCAGCGGACCTGCGACTGGTAACGTATGGCGCCATTGGAGTGCAGTCTAATAATTTTGATGGCAATAGCCGGGCTATGTTTGGCTCACTTGGAAACCTTCCGGGTTCAGCCATACTTCTTCCCGTTAATTTCAGCAGCGCAAACCCTGCCTTCACCAGCAACAGTAATCCCGTATTTCACAGTATGCCGTTCATGCCGTACATCACGGACCCGCTGCCTGCTGACTTCGGCCTGACCTTCCACTA